TGGTGTTTTGGTTGTCAAGAGGCGAAAAGATTCTATGGCATTTGCTGCCTGCGGGATTGCCACGGGGGCGTTGTTAGCCTAGGATAACAAGTAGCAGGACCGATTCTAAACGGACAGGAGGGGATGGACATGACGTTGCTACTTTGCGCGATTGTGTTTACGGGCGTAGTGATGGGGCATGCGATAGCCAAACGGATGGGGGTATGACATGCGAGTGAGAGTTAATGGTCTGTATCGGTACACACCGAAACTATGGGACACGTTCGACGCGCGGACTAACTTGGTCGACGGTGACATCGTCAAGGTGGATTGGAAGAGATCAACGCGGAGAAAACCGCGTCGATTGCGGAGTCATGCGTTGCGCTTGCGCGCGCTATGGACGTTGCGCGCGACAAACTCAAGGACGCGTGAATGCGCTACCACCTGACACCGAAGAGTTCCAACGCGAAGACTGGTCCTATACCAGTCTCTACGTCGTCGCGTGAGACATGCCCATCCTGTCCGTTCAAAGGCAGCGGGTGTTATGCCGATGGGGGACCGATCGCGCTGCATTGGGACAAGGTCAGCAGCGGCGAGCGTGGGGACGCGTGGCATGTGTTTGTGCGGAAGATTTCCAAACTGCCCCACGGGCAATTGTGGCGGCACAATCAGGCGGGTGACTTGCCCGGTAAGGGCGACAAGGTTGACGCCGTGGCGCTCTCGCAGCTGGTAGGCGCGAACGTCGGGAAACGCGGCTTTACCTATACGCACAAGCCGCTGACCGCGGCGAACGCCAGCGCGATCAGGGACGCGAATGCGCGCGGGTTTACGATCAATCTGTCAGCGAACAATCTTGCACATGCGGACGAGTTAGCGGCTGCGGGTGTGGGACCGGTCGCGGTAGTGCTACCGATTGAGCAGACGACGAATACCGAGACGCCCGCGGGACGCAAGGTAATCGTTTGTCCCGCTACGCAACGCGATGACGTCTCGTGCATGACGTGCCAGATGTGCGCACGTCAGCGGGACATCATCATTGGGTTTCCGGCGCATGGTGCGAGTGCCAAGCGCGCGGCCAACGTAGTGCGGCTTTACAGGAGGGAAGCGAAATGACAGACGCGGAATGGAACGCGACGCTACGGGAGGGAGAGCGGCAGGCGCGCATCGCCGCAGCGCTCGCCTACTTGGTGCGGTGTGAGGGTGCGGTGTTGTATTGGCAGGTGCCGCAGGAGTTACAGCAAGGGATGCAGGATGCGCTAGACGATGGCCGCATTGCGTTTGCGGAGGATTCTGATTGCTTGGTGCATCCCGATGCGGTGCGGGTTACTGCGGAGGGTGGGGACTGTTGGGCAGGGTGGCACATGCCGCGATAGCGCGGCTTAGCTGCGGACGTCTCTACCGGAAATGTAGCGGCGTTTGCGGTAGGTGACCGGAACCCCGCGGGTTGAATTCCGTGGGTCCGGACCATTCGGGATCGCTGGCGCGCCTCCAAGGCGCGGCCAGGGCGAGCTCGCGTCGACCTGGGCGAGGCGTGCCAGGCGCTGGGAGGGGTGCGTGGCGTGCCCGCGGAGGTTGCGCTTCGGAGGGCGAAGATTTTGGAAAATTGCCACGCGGATCTCGGGGGAAGATTTTCGGGGAGGGCTACGCGAAGCGGAGGGTGCGCCCGATCGGGGGCGGCTGTCAAGGGGGGCGCTTGGTGAGGGCGAAGAGGCGGGTTTTGAGCGCGGCGTAGGTTTCGCCCGGCAAGGGTGCCACGCCGAGTTCGACGGCGTGGGCCATGACGCCGGCGTCGGTTTTCCACCAGCCGGGGGAGCCGTTGACTTTGGGATGTTTTCCCCCTGCTGGTTTTGCGGTCTTGGCGGGTGGCGGCGGTGGAAGAGAGGGGGAAGGGGGAGAGATAGGAACCCCAACCCCAACCCCAACCCCTCGCGCGCCTGCGCGTAGACTTGAGTCTGACTTAGGTCTGACCGTGGTCTGACTTGAGTCAGGCTTAGGTCCGACTTGAGTCTGACTTTTATCGTCTATATCGCTGATTTCTTTAGGTGGTGGTGGATGCTTGGAACCGGCGACGTATCGCTTGCGTTGCCGGAAGCGCGGGATGAAGAGGAAATCGCCGCGGCCCGCCACCGAATAGGTGCGCACCAGATCCGCGTGCGTGAGTTCCCGTAAAAGTTCGCCCAGACGCGCGTCGTCGACCGTTCCCGCCATGCCCCGCAGCCTGAGCGCGAGGGGTGCTGCCGATAGCCTAGCGGCGTCGTCGGCAAGCAGCATGCAGGCGAGGAAGAGGACTTGCGCCTGACTCGATACGGACCAGAAGCGGGCAGAGGACAGCAACTCGTCCCGGATGTACCGATCAGGCATCGCCCTCTCCCGACGTCACCAGGGCGGGTTCTAGGGGCGCTGGCGTGCGTTTCCGCGGACGTCGGGGCGGCTTGATTTTGAGGGCCGGATCGGCTACGAGCTCGCCGCGGGATGCCCGCTCGAGTTGCAGCTGGCGCAGCGGCGGGACGATTTCGCCCCACTTGTGCACCGATGGCGGTCGGACGCCAAGGATGATGGCGATCCGGTAGCGGGAACCGAAGAAGGCGATGGCGTCTGAGGTCTTCATAAAAGCGTAGGCTACTCCTGCCAAAACCGGAGTGCAACCCCCTGCCTAATAAAATCGCTTGACAGGTTTATTACCGCAGGCTAATATCGATTCCGTACCACCGATGCATCATAATTCAACCAAGGAGACGACGATGGAAGTCCGCAACGAAATCACCCGCGAGTTCCTGAAGGAGTTGCGCCATGAGATGGACGGCGCGTTGCTTGCCATCGCGCGCAAGCATGGCATCGAACTGCGCACCGGTCGCGCGACGTTCACCAGCACCACGTTCACCATGAAGGTCGAAGGTGCGATCAACGGCGAATCGAAGGAGCGCGAGACGTATCGTCAGTACGCGCGTATCGGTGTGGTGCCGCTCGACGCGCTGGATAAGAAGATCCGCATCGCCGGGTACGATTACACGGTCGACGGCATCAACACCACGGGCAGCAAACTGATCCTGCTCCGCGAGCAGAACGGCAAGCGTTATCTGTATGACCGCGACGTCATCCTGCGGCTGATCGCGTCCGCGAACGCGGTGCAGGTGAACGCATGAGCGACCACGTCACAATCTGGGTGGCGAGCGTCGATACGCGCAACTTCGAATTCGACGCCTTCGGCAAGACGCAAGAGGAGGCGTTGCGCGCCCTGCAGGTGGCGCTCATCCGCCACGCGAAGCGGTGCAAGCTACCGCGCACGTTCGGCATCGCGACGATGGAAGATGCGACCTGCCGCATGGTCGCGACCGGGCAGGGCTACTGCGACCGCGAACCGGTGTACATGTGAGCGTCTACCACGTCACCATCGGCAACATGACGGTCCGGGTGGACTCCCTCGAGGAAGCATCGCGGGAGTTCATCCGGGTGCAGCAGAACATGATCGACCGCGGCCTGCGGCCTGATCAGATCCCGCGTGCCACGGTGCGCCGCGACTGGTGCCGGGACTTCTGGGAAATCGCCCCGACGGGTCAGATCTTCGACCGCGACGGCGAGCTCGTCCAGGCCGCGGCGATTCTCTGACCGATCCACGCGACCACGGGGACGGCCATGCTGTTCCCGAGGGCGCGATAGCGCGGGCCGTCCTTCGCCAAAGATTCCCGGTACGGGATACGCGTGTAGTCGTCGGGCATTCCCTGCAGCCGCTCGCACTCGCGCGGGGTCAGCCGCCGCACCTCGACGTCAGCGAACCGGTTCTCCGGGTGGGTGATCTGGGTGGTGTCGAACGCTATTAGGGTGTCTTGGTCGCCCTTGTCGGCGTCCGCAGAGAGCGGCGGCGCGATGACGTCCGGAGCGCCGTCCTTTCCGCGCGCGTAGTGCGACGCCTTGAATGCGACGGGGATAAGATTCGCGACCTCGTCGCCTGCCGGGCCGCTCGTCCCCTTCACCCATTTCGCGCTCATCGCCTGCGGCACAAAGAGCGGGATCAGCGATTCGACGCTATCGACCGTGCGGCCAGGTCCGTTCGCTCCGCCGCCGTTCCCGACGTCGCCCAGCGGCGGGGAAATGACATAGTCCTCGCTGTCGTCGCGCATCGACTTGTGCGGTCGCGCAGAAA